TTATTTGCGCGGAATTCTGGGCTTTATGGTCAATTCAAAGTTAGGCTCATTCAGATGACCGCGCTTATTTTTTGTTAATTTCTTGTATTCTATAGATTCTATGAGTAATTTCAACAATCTGTTGCGTTCCGGAATAGATAAATCCCAATAACAGGAAAGCAGATCTTCACAAGCCGGCAGGAACTGTTCTATATTGGCTTCTCTTTGACGTTCCTTGTCAAGTTCGAGTTTCAGCTGGGCAACGTTTGATTGAGCTTCAGAAATTCGGCTTTGCAAACTGGCAGATCGCTCAAGGAAGACTTCTGTTGAGTAGACACCTTGTTCAAGCAGATCATACATGGTTCCCTTTTGCCGTAGAAGTTGATCGAGTGTCTGTTGAGCTGATTCCAAAAGAACTTCTTTTTCCGGAATGAGACTCTTACTTGGTGTCTGACCACTCAGACGATATCCTTCCACCCAGTCAGAAAGCGCATTATAAACTTCTCGCTCAACAAGATCCAAAGGACTGCCAATGGTAGGACAATCATATGTACTGCACAACATCAGATCATAAGGAACACGACTGGCAGTTCCGGAAGGCGGCCGACGAATCATTTTCTTTTTGCACTCACTACAAACAATGATTCCTGCAAGCGGATTTTTGATAATGTTAGAACCGGCAGGCTTCGGGGATCCGCAGCCAAGATAACTCTGAGCTTCTGCAAATACATCGTGATCGATCAAGCGCGGATGCCGACCGGAAACAATGGTATAGTCACTGGTTCTCGGACGTGTGGTTGTGAGAACGCCATTTTCAACCGTTCTGACCACTTTTCGTTCGCCAATCTTGACACATTGATCGTACACAACATTAGAGAGGATTCCGCGGACTGTGCTCTCGCTCCAAAGTTTGGAATTACGCGGCTTTGTACCGTAACTGTTTAAAGTACGAGTGATCGACCGGATACCGACACGTTCCGGACCGGTAAACATAGAAAAGATAAGCCGCACAACAGGAGCCTCGTTTTCATCAAAAGCAAGAGTCCATCCTTTCTCTTTTTCAAGTTTCACTCTTCGGAAACCGTATGGAGCGGAGTTGTATGGCCACTTTCCCTCAGAGATAGCGGCATAACGTCCATTCTGCATTCTGCGCTTGATCGTCTTATATTCACGCCGACTCATAAATAATCCAAACTCAAAATACTCTTCATCGAATTCATTGGCAGGATCATAGGTTTTGGAAGGAGTGATGATTAGTGTGTTGGAATACTGGAAAGCTCTCTGTACAACTCCCTGATCGATCGTATCGCCACGAGCAAGACGTTCCACTTCCATGACGAGCACGCCGTCCCAAAGGTTTTGTTCTACTTCGCGAAGTAACTGTTGCATAACGGGACGTGCAGCTATAGTTTCTCCAGACACAACTTCTCGATAAATATTGCTGATAATAAGGTTGTTTTTCTTAGCAAGAGCGAGAAGTGCACGTTCGTGTCTGGCAAGAGTTTCCCCTTCGCCATGCTGCTCGGCTTCAAGATCCTTTCTCGATTTTCTTAAATAAATACAATATGACATGATATCACCTCCGTATATATTATGTAAAAAAGTACAAAAATAACAGTCATACATAGAACGTAAGTTCTGATTGTGCGACTGCACCGAAGATGATACAATATTCTTTGGTAAGACAGTATCTCTTCGGAGTTACTAAAGCACATTGGAGTGTGCTTCCCCAGTTGACCGTTCCTGTTGGCGCAGGAGCGGTTTTTTTATTTTAGTTGTTATGACTGTAAAATATCATCTGAAAATCGTCAAATTATCTAATAACTAATGACACTTTTTACAAGGCTCGTAACCTTGTGCCTCAGCTTCAGAAACAGAAAGTTGCCAGGATGTACTCGGATCCATTTGACCACAATCTGGTCTACTGTGGTATTTGCTACCAGTAGCAGAAATCCAAACCATTTCTTCTTGAGGTTCTTGTGTTTGCTGAACAACATCTGATTGATTGGGTTCTTCAGTAGTTTGTTGAGCTTCGAGCCCTGCTTGTCCTGCAGCTTCTGCTTCAGCAGCAATAGCAGCCTTGTCTTCAACATTGAAAGTCAGGGAATTACTTTCAATGCCATCGCATGAAACAGTGATTATATAAGAACCAGCTCCGCTTGCTGAAAATGTAAGGTTTCCGTTATCATCAGAAGCAAAGGTACATTCGGATCCATTTAAAGTCAGGTTATCAATATTAGCATCGGCCGGTGTTACGGTAAGTGTTACCGGAACCTCTGTATTAATATCATAAGTCTGATCTGTATCAGCTGAAATGCTCAAACTTTCAAGAGCTGCAACTACTGGTTTCGTGTCCTCAACTTTTTCTGCATTCTTTTCCGTATTCTTATCACCGGAATCGGTGCATGATGAAATAGCTCCGATCACAAGGAAGAAAAGAACGACAGCTGTAAGGCATCCACACCCCATCTTCTTTTTGGATGGCTTATCATCTATATCCGGAGAGGTACCTGAAAATGTAGATGAACCGAAACTACTTTCGGATGAAAGGCGTTTTTTAATCTCTTTTGAATAGGTGATTGATATTGCAAGTGTGATACCGCCGAAAATTAAACAAATTACTGTTGCCAAAGCACTTCCACCGGCGAAACCAATTAGCGCAACGAAAAACAGAAAAGCGGACAGTATCGCAGAGGTTATTTTATAGCGCTTCAAAGAATCCGTTGTAAATTTATCAAGTGATGCGCTTGAACCATCGACAACATTATTCTGAAAAGAAAGGTCTTCCGTAAGGACTGGATCTAAGTTGTCTGCAGAAATCCTTTTATGACTGGACGGTTTTTTACTACCAGATCCACCACCGGAAGAAGTAGTGTAGTATGCGCCGGTACCTGGAATGCCGACAGATGTTGTTTTCTTTCCAGAAGAGCTATATGTTTTGTGGACACCTTTTCCACCAAACGTTACACTTGTACTTTTCTTGTTCAAGTTTACTTTCACTCCAGGAGCAACCTTGAAACTTTTTCTAAATCTTAATCCCATAAATTTACCCTCATTTGTGTGCCTGCCAATCAGGAACACCACAATCCTGATCGGAACCTACTCCATAGATATTTGAGCAGGCTTTCCTAATAATAGCAATCCCTAAAGTTCCTAAGTAAAAAAGAACAGATGTTCGATAAAACATTGATTTCTATATACAAATGTTGTATGATGAAATCAAGGAATTTCGAAGAGCGTTCTTGCTGGGAACGGAGGGATAACATAATGAACAATGTATCTAAACAACTTATCATAGGAATGGTGAAGAAAATTGACGATTCAGATGAAAAATTTCTTCGCCAGCTCTACACCATCTTAAAAAGACATTTAGAAAGAAGGAAGCATTAGCTTCCTTTTTTTATGTTCTCTCGCAACTTGGCACTGAAATCACGGATTACTTCCTTTGATTTAGGAGACAATTCATGATATGTGTGCATGATTTCCTTAATCAACTTATACAAATCATTATCACTGTCTTCCAGCAATTCAGATACATAAGCAGCTTCTTCATCTTCTTCAGGAAGCTCCAAGAACATATCACCAGCTCCGGATCGGAGCCATTCTTCATTTACATTAAATGTTTTACAGATCAATGAAATTACAGCATCAATAGGCTCGTTTCTTCCTATTTCATAATTGGCTACAGCACCTCTTTTTATATTGAGAGCGTCAGCAAACTCCTGCTGTGTTAATTTTAGATTTTTCCGGAGTTCTTTTATACGTTCGTTCATGTTGCACCTCCCTTCGCTATGACTTTATCATATCACAACAAAGCATATATATCAAGATAAAAATGCAACAATGTTGCAAAAACAGTATTGACATTTGCAAGTATGTGACATATAATTGCAACATAAGCACAAAGAAAGTGAGGCGAACAACATGAGTGAAGAACAGAAAAGATTAATTGAAGAAACTGTAGAGAACCTAAAGCATTTAGACAAAGAAAGCCTCCTGGTAGTAAAGGGAAGCGTAGAAGTGCTCAAGGCAAGAGATGCAATGGAGAAAGATGGTCCAGAGAAGAAGGTGGGGTGAGAAGAGATGAAGAGAAAAATAGATTGGGCATCGTTTCCAGAACGACACCCGTGGATTCCAACAATTATTTCAATTATCGCATTAATCGCTGCATACACCAAAGGATAATATCATCAATGCCGTGCCCGTAAGACTTCATAAGGGCTAAAACAGAAATGATGGTTGTAATAGTGTAAGGAATCCATTTTTTGCGTGATTCGTTTTTTAAATAGCGAAGATAACCTTTTCCATCTTCAGTAATAGCATAGGAAAATTCACTAGCCATCGTATCGACATCTATTGTTGACACGGAACGAGTGACAAATGCAGAAGAGACTAATTGATCTAGACAGTCTTCGGGAAGAGTGTTTGATTCAGGCGGAGCAATCGAAGTGACTTTCGAAAAATGCTTCAGCAATTTAAAAGATTCTTTACTTAGAAAATTAGTATTTGCCATGAAAAACTCCTTTCTTTTGTACTCGGCCCTAGCGGGAGCCTGTAAGGAAAGTATAGGAGAAGAAATAGAAAATAGCAAGAGAGGTGAACGCAATGAAGAGAAGTATTAATCACAAGAGATACAGCGGATATCCAGAAGAATTAAGTCTGCTGAAAGGATTTAAGGTTGTTGGAGTCGGATGCGGAGATATCGAAAAAGAGGGTGCAACAAGCATCATGCTGATGAATGACCACAATGTCGCTGTTGACCTGAACATCACGGATGAAGGAACATACATCAGCGAGTTTTACGCACTTACACAGGACTTTATTCCAAGAACCTATGAGGATGATTAGAGAGGAGAAAAAAATAGCAACAAGTACAAACCGTAACACATAAACTTTTCTAGGAGGTGATGCGGGTGATCGTAGAGATCAAAAAGACAGAAAGCGGATGCACATACAAATTCGATGATTCTGCTTATCTGGGGAAAAGCGAAAAAGAGCATGAAAAAGTGATCAATGATGTATCAACTATCATAAACGAACATCTGAGATCAAGAAAGGATAAAACCGCTTAGGCGGTGGAAAGAAGGACAAGCATGGAGGATTGTTGCTACTGTCAGCATAGAAACAGTTGTATGGAACGCAGTCGATGTTATCCGTGCACATCATACAAAAAGGAAGAAAGGAGAAAGACCACATATGGATTATCAGATGGACGAAAACACAGGAACTGGGCTGCTGCTCTGGGACATGGGAAGAAGCGGACGAGTACGCCAGGAAGAAGAACAAAGGAGATTACATCATATTAGAATGAGTCTTTGGCGAACAAGATTTATTACAGGGATAGGAATGCTTGTTGGACTCTTCTATGCTTCCGGAGCAGCAATTACATATTCCATATCAGTCAAAGTGCCAGGGTCAACGCTGGAGCGCGTCCTGATCGGACTGGCTGTATCAGCAAGCTTCTACGCGCTGAATTCGATTGCAAGGACGCTGGAAAAACAGATAAAAAAATAACACTTCCGGAGGTAACGGAAGTGTTGAATGCAAGACTTTTGTCTCGCAGATATTAAAGACATTATTATCTTAACATCTATGGGGCAGGAAGTCAAGAAAAACGGGGGTTCTGCCCCATTTTAATACTCGATTAAGATATTAAAGATAGAGGTACATGATGGCGACAAAGAGAGTAACACACACCTTCCGGAAGGGAGACATCCTGGAGGTGAAGGAATACCATGATGGCAGGTATGGAGCAAGGGGACTGCCAAGAGAAAAGAAGAGAAAGCCGACACCGGAGCAGATGGCAGTAGTGAACGCCATGAATAAGGCGGAGACAGCCAGACACAGATTGTTGGAGTACTTTGGAAAGGGGGACTATTTCCTGACATTGACGTACAGAGTCGAGGCAAGACCTCCGGACATGGCGAAAGCGAAGAAGGATTTCACGAATCTGATAAGTAAGCTAAGAACAAGATACAAGAAAGAACAGATCGAATTGCGCTGGATCCGGAACATTGAGAAGGGAACCAAGGGAGCATGGCACATCCACATGGTCATCACCGGATGCCGGGATACGATCCGCTGGGTAGAGGAATGTTGGCCACACGGTGGAATCTATGCAGAGAAGTTAGAGAAAAGCAAATACTACGAAGAGGATTTCTCACAGCTTGCATCCTACATCACCAAAAATGAGAAGGTGGGAGAAAAGAGGGAGGATGGAAAGAGGGACAAGCCAAGGCTCAGTGAATCCAGTTACAGTACTTCGCGGAACATGCCACTGAAACCACCAAAGAAGAAAAAACTGGCAAGATGGCCGAAAGAAATCAAACAGAAGAATGGATATTACATTGCCAAGAGCTATGAAGGAATCAATCCGGCTACAGGATTCAAATACCGGAGATATACATTGATCAGGCTGAACAGGAGGATTTGAAGAATGAAGACGGTGAAGATCTACATAGAAACCACGATCACAGGACCGGCAGCACCAAAGAGAGGAGGATATGCTGCAGCCTTAACATTTACAAGGAGAAACGGAGATATTGAAGACCGATTCCTGAAAGGAGAAGAGGAAGGAACAACTTATAACCGCAGCGTGCTTCTGGCAATGATCTATGCACTGCAAAAGCTTAAAGAACCATGCAGAGTTGTGTTCTACACGAGGAACACGTACATCAAGAACATGATACTGGCAGATAATCCAGAAAAGTGGAGACGAGCAGAGTGGAAGAAATCAGATGGAAAAGGCATACAGAATCAAGATCTGTGGAAAATGTTCTTGGAAGAGAGCACAGAACACGAGATAGAGATCGTATACGAAAACAACAGTGAGTATAAAAGGACGCTTGAAGCGTACTTGCAAGGAAAAGAGGTATAAAGATGTTTGATAAATTTGGAGAATTTGATTCTTACGAGGAGATCAACCGTGCGGCCAAAGCACAGTTGGAAGAGGGGGACTTAGAAGCGATCAAGACAATCGCAGAGGAGAACGGACTGGATCCGGAAGACGCAGAGGACTTTTGCACCGGTGCAATCGAGGAGCTGACAACACCGAGACTTGCAGCTATAGGAAAACTGGAACTGGAAGCGAAAGATCTGAGTCTGACAGGAGCATTGAGAGATTGGACGGATTTTATCGAGCAGTTATGTTTAGAGTCCAAAGAGATGGCTCTTGCAGTCAGAAGGAAAGGAAAATCACTGAAAGACTGCATGGCAATGATCTTGAAGACTGCATTTAATGCCAAAGCACGGTTGGACGACAGGATCACAAAGGCAGCAGGACTGACACCACCGTTGTATATCAGCATTCCGGGAAAGGCACAGATCAAAGAGATTGTGAGAGGGTATTATCTAGGTGAGAAGAAATGAGAGTATACAAAGGGTTCAATAAAAAAATTCAGGCAAAATACGGAAAAGGGACATTCCAGTACGAGAAAGGGAAGACCTACAAAGAAGAGAAAAGCAAAACAAGGTCAACTGGATTCCATGCGGCGGAGTACATCCTGGATTGCCTGCAGTGGTATCCGATCGATGGAAAGAACAAATTCTTCCTGTGCGAAGCTGGCGGAAGTATAGACGAAGAGGATGGATGCTCGATGGTCGTATCTACAGAGCTGACATTATTAAGAGAACTGACACTTATGGAGATTGCAATGGCGGCAATGGAATATATGATCATCCATCCAAAGAGGGCATGGGAGAAAAGAGAAAGAGGTGCATACGCAGAAAAAGAGCGGTCAAAAGCAATCGGAGAGACAAAGATAGCAATCGCAAGAGGAAAACATCCGAAAGTGAAAGGCGAATACGGAACTGTGATCGGACTGATCGTAGAGGACGAGAAAGGCAAGCCAGTGGCAGCAGGCGTGAGGAATGTTGACGGAATACAAGCGAAAGCGCATCAGATCTATTCCATGACAGAAGAAAGAGAATGGGTGGAGGTGCAGAAATGAAACGAAAAGCGATTGAACGGATCAAACCAAAGAAACCGGAAGGAAAAGGACTTACAGCCACGCTGCAGGAGTTGGGGGAAATCCTGATCCTAAATATCTATCAGGCGAAGGAACTGCTGGTGCGGTACTGTATCAACTATGAGACAGGGGAACATGAGTACTGGAAAGAGCAGCATGGTTGGAGAAAAGGCGGTATCCTGAATGCACTGAACGAGGACTGGCGAGACTGGGAATGGAGAACATATGACGATTATCCGAAATTGCAGGGGAAAGACGCAAACAGGATCAAAGAATTGATTAGACACAGAGCGTGGAACAACAGCCCGTGGGAGAGAATCAACGGATTGGAACATAGCTATAACAGCGAGATTAGGGAAAGATGTGAAACAAACCGGAAAATGAAACTCATGAACCTAATGAGAAAAGTTCCAGGTCGTCCGAAGAATCTGAGAGAATGGTTCTTTGAACAGGCAGCAGGAGAGGATTACATGTTCCGGAACAGGGAAACGAAAGAATTTGTCTGCACAAACTGCGGAGAATTCAGCTGGCCGGAAGAAATCAAGCGGCAGGACGGAGAAAAGAAGATCCGGCACAATGACATGGTATTCTGTCCTTCCTGTGGAAAACTAGTGCAGGCAAAGACAAGAACAGACCATATCGAACAGAAATGGAAGAGCTGCTATCTCATCCAGCCGGTAGATGAAGATACGAGCGTACTCCGGATCATAGAAGCAAAGGTCGGATGGGATAATGGAAGACATTATGTCGAGTTTGGAGATGAAATCAGAATCCTGCTGTACAAGGTCTACTCCAACAGAAAATTGAAGAAGACATACATGATCTATTATGAGGACTCCTGGGATGGATGGACAAAAGGAAACCGGAAAAACCTAAGAGCAAGAGAAGGATACTTGTATCCGGAAGAATTTGGCCAGATATTAGACGGAACCACTTACAGCGAAGCAACAAGAGTCCTGGAGCATTTATCGAAGACGGGAATGGAACTGAACTACAACAGACTTGTGGCAGGGACAGGACAGATGAAAGGATATGCACAGAAGATAGAGTACCTGGCAAAAGGACGCTTTTGGAATCTGCTGAGAGATACGATCGGCTGTACAGACTATCCGGGATATCCGACACAATACCATGGACCATTGGACATGAGAGAGGAAAGCATTGAGGGAATGTTCAGAATCCAAGACCGTCAGAAGATCAACCGGATCCGTGACGAACATGGCGGTAACAGAATGGTACGCTGGATGCAGTATTCGGATGAGACAGGACAGAAGATCTCAAAAGAGACAGTACAGTGGATGATAAAGAATGAGATAGAACCGAGCAGCATCCGGGGACTGGAAAAATATATGAGTCCACAGAAGATTATGAACTACATTGAAAGGCAGAAAAAAGAACAATATGCAGGAATGACGGCAAAAGCTGTGCTTGAAGAATATAAAGATTATCTCAATATGTGCGAGGCATGCTGCAAAAATATGGCTGACGAGATGGTCTATCGTCCAAGAGAGTTAAAACGCAGACATGATGAAGTTGTTGTAGACCGGCAGCAGATACAGATCTTGAAAGAACTGGAAAACAATGCAGAGGGAAAAGAAGCCTATGCACAGGAAATGCGGCAGAAGTTTCCGGAAGCAGAAGAGATCCTGAAAGAGATCAAGAGCCGATATGAGTACGAAGACGAAGAGTATAAGATCATTGTACCGAACACGTTAGTAGATATCGTGAAAGAAGGACGTGCACTGCATCATTGTGCCGGCAGCAGTGAACGATATTTTGACAGGATCGAGAGCAGAGAGACATATATCTGTTTCCTGCGAAGACAGGAAACACCGGGAATCCCATTCTACACGATTGAAGTAGAGCCGGGAGGCACAATCAGACAGCACAGAAGCTATTATGACGAAGAGCCGGGGATCGAGGAAATCCGGGTATTCCTGAAAAGCTGGCAGAAGGCAATCAGAAAACGTCTGACAGAGGAAGATAAGAAGTTGGCCAAGATCAGCAAGATCAAGAGAGAAGCCAATATTGCAGAGCTGGAAGAGAAAAAGAATATAAGAGTCCTTCAGGGATTGGCGGAAGATTTCCTTGAAGCAGAAGAGATAGAAAAAGAACTGGAGGCGGTTTAATGGAATTAGTACAGTACCAGGATTATGAGGAATACAAAAAGGCAATGAATACCGTCCTGAACAGAACAGTGGAAGATTTTGTTATGACGGGATATTTGCTGAAACAGGGAAGAGATACAGATATCTTAAAGAATTCCGGATACAACAATGTAAACGAATTCGCCTGGGCGGAATACAAGCTTGAAGCTACACAGGTATCAAGATACATCAGAATCAATGACAGATTCTCGGAGGGTGGTTACTCTCCGAGACTGCAGGAGCATTACAAAGGATTTGGCTATGCGAAGCTGGCACTGATGCTGACGCTTCCGGAAAGCGTAGCAGAAGAGCTGACACCGGCATACAGCAAGTCGGAGATCCAGGCAGTCAAAGAAGAGATAGAAAGCGAAGAGAAGATCACAGATATCGAGGTCATTTTGGAAGGCGAGAAAGAAGAACAGAAAGAACTCGACAATCTGGAAAAAGCAATCCATCAGATCTGCATGGATGAACCGGAACTGTATCTAAAACTGCATGAGGCAGTCAGAACAAGCATAGGAACTGGACGGATCAAAGAGGTGTTAGCACCGGACGGGGACAAACTTTACAGCGTAAGACCACAAGGCTGCGGAAGAATTATGCTCTATCTAATCGATGAGAAAGACGAGGTCATACTGCAGGTTGTAAGACAAGGATTGAAAGAGAAATACGCTTGGGAGAATATTTTAAGCTATCTCGTCCTGATCACAGAAGAGGAAGATGCAAAACAGAACTGGGAGGAACTTTACGGACAGAAATATCCGGAAAAAGAACAGATTGCACCAGTGCAACCGAAGAAAGAGAAGAGAAAAGAGTCGAAGGTAGTAAAGGCGAAGCTGCCAAAACAAAAAAAACCGGAGAAACAGGAGACGGAGAAACCGGTAGAGCTTCCAAACGACATTCCAGGACAGACAGAGATTGAGAAAGATTTTCCGGAAATGCTTCCGGAAGCAGGGGGGACACCGGAAATACGGAGCGATTTTATCAGAGCGGGACAGCACGAAGAGGAAAATTGCACCAGTGCAATGCCGGAATCTGTGGAGATTGTGGAAAAACCTGTGGATAATTCAGAGCAGATGGAAGAAAATGCGAGAAACACAGAAGCGGGAGCCAATTCAGAACCGGTGGATAAGTTCGAAGAAGAACAGAATCCGGCCGGCAGCAGATGGGAATACATGAAGACAATGGAATCATACAAGATGGCACTGTACATGGCAGCGTCCGTGAAAGAGATGCCTCACATGATGTTGAACTCGGCAGAGTATTGGAAGAAATGGTTAGAAACAGAGGTAGATGAAAATGGAGATGAAATCGGTAAAAAATAAGGTGATTATATTATGAGCATCGATTATTCAGATATGGCATTTCCGAAATTAGCCTGCAAGAAAAAAAGGAAATCACATAAAAAGAGCATCCTCAAGAGTAGAAAGGGAGTCTGCTATCTCTGTTTGATACTCTATGACGACCCTTCCAAGAAGTACACAGAGGAACATCATATCATGTTCGGATCCGGACAGCGCGAACTATCTGAGGCAGATGGACTCAAGGTAGATCTGTGTCGGAACCATCACAAAGAAGGACCGGAAGCGGTCCACAATAACCGAGAAATGCGGGAACTACTCTGCAGAATAGCACAGACAGAATATGAGCAGACACACACAAGAGAAGAATGGACAGCAAGGTATAAGAAAAATTATTTATAGTTACCTCCGCTGAATGGCGTGGAGATAAAGTATGTCACAAACTGTAACATGAAGGCAAAGGATTTCCTCCCTGGATGCGGCAGGGAGGAGAAAGGAGCAGGTAAGTGCCAAAAAGACAGAGATCAACAGCTTGGAAAAGCGAGCTGGCTGAGATAAATGCAAAAGCAAGACAGGAAGGAATGAGTTATGGACAGTATGTGGGATTAATGTACTGCGAAGAGAGAGATGAAATGGAAAGAAGGAGAAGATATGACAGAAAGAGACGCGAGAGATTTGGTTGATTGGCTGGATCGGGCAGAAGAGGAAACAAAAGCAACAATTGCAGAGCATGAAAGAATCGATCCATTTTATGACGGAGTGCTTTCAACGGTTCAGACAGTCCGTGAATATATCAAGAAAATGCGTAAGGTGGATGAAGCGGAAGGAGAGAAACAGATGGAAGAGATTATAGCAGATAGTAAGTTTGAGTATATCAAAGAAATTAAGCCGTTTTTCTGGTGGACAGGAAGTTTGAGCATAGAGCAGGCAATCACACACTTGACAAAGCGGTACGATGAAGAGGAAGCACACAATCTGTTGGATGAAAAGTTAGAATTTGTATCTGACTACATGAGAAATAATCACGGAGCTGTCGAGCAGTACGGAATTTACCTTCTTCCGGAATTCATGCTTGGATATGATGACATAGAGATTGTGATTGTAGCGGCATCCGAAAACGAGCGGGCTACGGTGGTATTCTCGGATATTCCGGTAGTTAAGCGAGGTTGCGGAAGAATATGAATAGAGAAATACTTTTCAGAGCGAAACATATCCATACAATGGATAGTAATGAGCATCTCAATGAAACATGGGTGTATGGCTATCTTAGTGATAAAGATTATATTTACGATAAAAGCCTTGAGGGTGAATTTCTGGTTGATGAAGATACCATTTGCCAGTATACAGGATTAACCGACAAGAGTGGAAAGAAAATATGGGAAGGAGATATAATTAAATACCATTTTGGAGAAGTTTATGCGCCGGTAAAATTCGGAGAATATCAGAGTTGTTTTGATAGCACATCAACGTGCCATGTCGGATTTTATGTGGACTGGGACAAAAACCATGATTTTAGAAAAGACTTGGGGTATTGGATTAAGATGATTGATGCAGAAGTTGTAGGCAACATATTTGATAATCCAGAATTATTGGAAGAGGAGAATGCGCATGGGACGTGAAAGGAGGGATTGATTACAATGGTTATATTACGACCAGTAGGAACAATAGGAAACCGTCTGAAATATCTAAGAAAAATTAGAGGACTGACAAGAAAAGAGGCAGCAGTCGAGCTAGACATGAAGGAGGAAAGACTGCAAGATCTTGAGACAGGAAGGAAAGGGCTGACGTTAGGAGAAGCAATCAAATATGCAGATACATATAATGTGTCTTTGGATTACATAGCAGGGAGAAAGAAAGTTGAATATTGAAGATGCAATCAGAATCATTAAGGGGTTGGATACATCCAACAGTGAAGAAAACATCGAAGCAAAGAAAATGGCAGTTAAAGCATTAGAGGAGCAGAGACAAAAGAAAATTGAAACATGGAACGGACAAGCATCATGCCCACGCTGCAAATTTTGCGGACAGGCTCTTGATTGGAGTGATGAACAGTGAAAAGAAGTACAGACACACGCTGGAGTCCTGCAGAGATCCAGCAGAACCAAAAAGAACATTATGCTGCTATGGCAGAGCATCCACCGGATCGGAAGGCAAGCGAGAAGTTTCATCGACCAGCATACCAGGCAGGAAAGCTGATTGAAACACAAGGGCAGCAGTTGTGGCATGGTGATGTAACGGAGTACATAGCCAGGAAGTACAAGATAGGAGATGATGCCAATGGAGAAGAGACTGGAAGAGAACAATGTAAAAAACGAGAACGACAGGAAGAAAACCTATCTCAGGGCATACAGAAAACATGGGAAGAGAATCAAGAGGATCGAATCAGAGATTGAAGAGATCAGGAACATGAAGATGTATCCATCATCGAATAATGATGGGATGCCACATGGATCCAATCAAAGCGATTTAAGTTCTTACGCGGCAGCTCTTCAGGAAAGAGAGGACGAGCTGTATCAAGAGGGAGTAAAGCAGGTACAGACATACAAAGATATAGAATACAGAATCAATAAGCTGGAGAATCAAGACGAAAGAGATGTTATGTTCTACAAGTATATCAAAGGATTTACATGGTGGCAGATAGCACAGCTTATGGAGTACAGTGAGAGTTGGATCTACGAATTACACGGAAGAGCACTGAAAAATATTCAAATCAATTAAAGAGTGGAGTCCACTGGAGTTCTAACTGTGCTAATCTGATATTGTCGAAAGACGGACAGATACATACAAATTTCTTGAAAGAGACACTTGCAATCCTCTCGGCAGGTGTCTTTTTGCATGAAGGAATGTAACTATGACAGATAAAGAAGCAAAGAAATTTTACAACTCAACATTGTGAAAGCATAAGCGGATACGGATTCTTGAGAGAGATCACTATGAGTGCCAGGACTGCAGAAAGAGATTGGAGGATGCAGTGGCAGCGGGCCGCATCCTGCAAGGAGAAGACAGAAAGATCAGAAGAGCTGAAGAGGTGCATCATATTGTTGAACTAAAAGAGCATCCGGAGCTAGGGTTGGAAGATGACAACCTGATCAGTCTGTGTGTGAAGTGTCACAATCTGCGACATGGAAGGACTCCAAGAAGATTCCAAAGAAAGAAGAAGCTTGCGAGCGAAGAAAGATGGTAGCTACACTGAGGGCAGACATAGCTTAGGAGGAGACAAGCGGACGGTGCAAGCCGTCGCATGTGCGGTTCGAGTCCGCAGCTGTCCTCAATTTTTAAATAGACCCCCCGGTAAATTCTCAGCGATTTTTCCTGAGTGAAGAACGGGGATGTAGCCATGACTCTGGAGAAAAATGAAAATCTCGCGTGAAAAAGGTAAGGGTATCAGATTTTAAAATTTACTTTAAGAAGAAATTTTTTAACACGGGCATAAAAACCCGTGTTTTTTAGCAAAAAAAGTTACGAAAAAGGCATGATTTGAGCGAAAAGAGGTGAGCAAATTGACACAAAAAGACGTAAAAATGTCGCTGATTAGACAGCTGGAACTACGTGGAATGAGTGCAGAATTCTACATGGATCTAGTGAATGATTATATATATTACTGGTCATTGAAAAAGAAACTAATAGCAGATATTAAGAGCAAAGGGTTGAGATACGAGACCGTGAACGGGAATGGAATGACGGTGGAAAAAGCGAACGAAAGCGTTGTCAATTTGCAGAAAACTACGGCCACTATGCTGAAGATCCTGGCAGATCTGAAGTTGAAAGAGCCGGTACCAGAGCCGGAGAATCCTACAGATGGTTATCTGTAAAGAGATTGATTATTATCTCAAATATGCCGAAGAGCATCCGAAATGGATAAATAAAAAGAGAAAATTGCTGATAGAAAACATCGTGAAGCCGACATTGAAGCGAAACGATGTTTTTTTTGATGAAAAAACATATAGGAACTGTCTACAGTACTGCAAAACAAATTACTACGAACTATTTCCATTCCAAAAGTTCATTTATGCCTTTGCATTTATGTATGTGGATGACATTCCAGTATTTTCAAAGTTCTTCATCAAGGAAGGACGTGGAAATGGTAAAGATGGATTCATCGTGCCGCTGGTAAATTTCTTTCAGACTCCGCTCTACGGAGTGAAAAATTACCATGTTGAAATTGTGGCGAACTCAGAGAGCCAGGTTAAGGACACATTCAAGGTAGCTTATGACATGCTACATGATAATCCAAAATTCAAGGGAAAGTTTTCGGTCACAAAGGAACTTATCACGAACCTGGCAACAGGATCGGAGATGAAATACAACACTTCGAACGCAAAGACCAAGGATGGTAAGCGAACAGGATGTCTTGTCCTGAACGAAATCCATGCCTACGAGAACTATGACCAGATCAATGTATTTGAATCCTCTTTTGGTAAGGTCAAGCATTCGAGAGAGTTTATTATCACAACAGATGGCTATGTCAGAGACGGTCCGTTGGATGAAATTTCGGCAATGTGTGCAGAAATCTTGGAGACGGGAGAGAATTTGCTAGGGTACTTCCCTTTTATTTGCGAGATTGATGACATGAAGGAAGTTGATGATCCGGAGGCATGGCATAAGGCGAATCCGTCGATGGAATATATGCCGATTCTTGCGAATCAGATCATGCATGATTATCTGGAAATGAAGAAGATTCCGTCAAAGCGTGCTGAATTTATTACAAAACGAATGGACAGATCGGCACGAAAGGAAGAGGAGACGGTCACAACATGGCAAAATGTCCTGAGAGCATGTTATGAAGGTGAGACAATGGAAGAATTGGAACGCAAGATTCCGCGGATAACATTGGACACGCGAGGACAGGCAGCAGTGATCGGCATTGACTATGCGGATGTGCGCGACTTCGCGTCTGCAGGTATTCTGACCAAGACAGATGATGGAGAATGGATATGGAGACAACACACATGGATCTGTGCAGACTCTCCGTTCATTGATTCAATCAAATTTCCGTTGCGCAATGTCGGACAAGAAGAGTTTGAGGATTTTGAAGTTGTCCAAGGTCCGGTGATTGATGTAAATATAATAGCCGACTGGTGCATGAAACAGTTCCAAGACTATGATGTGAAGAAAATAGCAATGGATACTTATCGCTACACGTTATTCAAGACGGCGTTTGAAGAAAGAGGTCTCACGATTGAGGATAAGAAGAACCCGCATGGTATTGTTCGGCTGGTTAGAAAGATAACATCAGCAACAGGAATTATTGCTCCGTTTATTCAGTCCATGTTTTCACAGGGGATGATCAACTTCGGACCATCAGCAATCATGCGGTGGTACACGAATAACACAAGCGTGAGCGAGGATAAGTTTGGAAATAAGAATTTCGGCAAGATAGAACCGAAATTGAGAAAAAATGATGGATTTATGGCTTTCGACGTGGCTATGTTCTGCAAGGATGAGCTGGAAGTCCAGATTATCTATGTTTAACAGGAGAAAGAGGAAATGTTTGATTTTTTATTCCAGGATAGAAACAAAGAGATACGGTCTTTGGCAGAAATCATTGCAGTTGACATGGAAAAGCTGAATCTTTCAAAGCTTGCCATCGAGAAAGCAATTATGATGATCGCCAAGGCAATAGCGAAGTCTGACATACTGATCCAGACGGAGAGCAAAGAAAAAAACAAGAAAGAATACAGGCTAAACGTACAGCCCAATGACCACGAATGTGGGACAGTGTTCTGGACGGAAGTGGTTAAGCAGCTGCTAACAGAACAAGAAGCTCTGATTATTCCGCTAAATGGTAAATATTACAGAGCGACATCATGGTCAAACACGAATGAAGTGATGCTGAAGCGAGTTTACAAAGATGTGATGTTAAGCTGCGGAGGTGAAAATCTTACAATTTTCAGCACATTTCAATCTGATGAAGTGATTCATCTAAGATATGACAATGCAAGGATTCGATTGTACTTACAGAATGTAGTAGGGCAATTTGATAAGACGATGGATTCCATTAATGCAATGATGCAGCTGTCCAGCCAACCAAGATTCAAATTGAAGCTTGGAACGAATGCATTATCATTCAGAGAAAAGCAAGCAGATGGTACAGACAAGGTAATGACAAAAGACCAGTATGTTTTAAAAATTAAAAAACTACTGACGTCAGATGCCCTTGAAGTTTTAACAGAACAAGAGAATGCATCCGTGGAACAGCTACAAATAAATACAGCAGTGAAAGCTGAAGAACTGGCAAAGATGGCTTTGCAGATCAATAACGAGGTGGCAAATGCTTTCGATATTCCAGAGGCTGTGTTTAATGGCAATATCACAGAAAAATCAGACGCAACAAATGAATTTATCACATATGCTGTCAGTCCGATAGCAGAAGTGATAAATGATACTTTGACAGCTTATGTTGTCGGAGAGGATGATTACTGCGGCAAAAACGAGAAAGTCATGGTATGGCTTGCGCGCTTTAAACATGTTGATGTTGTGGATAGCGCAGTAAATCTTGATAAACTCAGAGGAATTGGATTCCATCTCGATGAAATCAGAGAGATGGTCGGATATCCGTTACTCAATACAGAATTCAGTACAGAGCGAGCTCTGACAAAGAATTACGGAGGGGAGGGAAACAGTAATGCGGCACAAGAAACCTGATTCATAGGAGGTGATCCAATTATCTCGGAGCTGTCCGTTAAACAGTAATACAAAAGAAAGGAAAATAACATGGAAGCAAAGAAGTATTATTTTTTGGAGTCAAAAAATAATGTAGCAGATCTGTATATCTTTGGGGATATCACATCATGGCCGTGGAGCGAGAGTGATGTATCGGCCAGCGGAATTGTGAAGGAACTACAGAGCCTTGAAGCATCAGAAATTAATGTGCATATTAACAGCTATGGTGGCGAAGTTGCTGAAGGACTGGCAATCTATAATACGCTGAAAAACAGCGACATGAAGGTTACTACAGTCTGTGATGGATTTGCGTGTTCTGCAGCATCGGTCATTTTTATGGCAGGAGATGAGCGCGTGATCAATGAAGCCTCATTGCTGATGATTCACAATGCGTGGACATATACAAGCGGAAACGCTGAAGAGCTAAGGAAGGCAGCAGAAGATCTTGACAAGATTACTCAGGCATCAGTCAATGCTTATATGAGCAGGGTATCCATCTCGGAGGACAAAGTGAGAGAACTTATGGACAATGAGTCATGGATCACAGCGGATGAGGCTGTAGAATATGGATTTGCAACAAAGACAGAGAAAAATGATGATGATGGAATTAAGCAATCAGCTTTCGGAATCATTAGAAATGCTGTCACCAAAACAGAAATTGCACCGGTGCAACAGGCAGAGCTAGTTGTAGATGCACACGCACTTGCAGAAGAAGTGGCAAACAAACTGAGCACAATGTTTGAAACATTGCAGACACCGAAACAGAAACACAAAGATAGTACCGGCTGGGGTATTTTTTTTGAAGGAGGAAATAAAGAATGAGAATTGAAGATTTAAGCCAGGAAGTCAAAGATAAAGTAAAGCAGCTTCTTGATAGCGCTCCGGCAGAGGAGAAAGCAGAAGCAATCATGCAGTCAATCGAAATGATCAATGAAGCAGCACACGCTGATCTGATTCAGCAGGTAGTAGCAGAGGCAGAAAGAGCAAGCAGAGATGCTGAGTACAAGAGCAAACTCGGACTTAGAAACCTTTCGCAGGAAGAGAAGAAATTCTACGAGAACTTTAAGGACATCAAGCAGGCGTTCACAGCAAACCAGATCGACATCATTCCGACAGAGATTATTGATCGTACACTGGATGATGTTAAGAAAGCATCGCCAATCCTGAAACTTGTAAATATGGCACCGGCAAACGTGAAGAAATGGATTGTGGCATCTCATTCAGGTGCAGCGGTTTGGGGTCCTCTTACAGACGCTATCAAAGGCGAACTTTCAGCAGAGGTAACAGCTCTGAATATTGACCTTCACAAGCTCACAGCTTACCTTGTTATTCCAAAATCAATCAGAGAGCTGTCTATGGAATTTGTTGACAGATATTTCATGGCTATTCTGTCTGAGGCCATGCAGGACGGACTTGTAAAAGGATACCTCGATGGAGATGGAAAGACAGGTCCAATCGGAATCTTTCGTCAGATTGGAACCGTAGAGTCAGCCGGAACAAATAAAGCAAAAACTGTTCTCACTACGGTTACAAAATTCTCTCCGAAGGGGCTTGCAGAGGTTAGAAAGACTCTTACTAATGATGGAAAACGTGTGGTTGATAAGCTCTATCTTATCTGCAATCCGTCAGACGAAGCAGAATATGTGGATCCGTGTATGTACGGAGAGGCTCTGACAGGCGGATATGTCAACAAGTCATTCATTGACATCGAAAAAATTGTTGATGCTAACTGTCCAAAAGGAAAAGCTGCATTTACAATCGCCGGATACTACACAATGGGAACAGCAGGAGTTCGCGTTGATGAGTATGATCAAACAAAAGCGATTGAGGATGCAGATCTTATCGTGGCAAAATGCCACGCAAACGGTCGTGCAGTTGATGATAACGTTGCAGTTGTCTTTGATGTTACAAAGCTTGAAGAGTACGTTCTTCCAGTAAATCAGGTAACAGTGCCGAAACAGGCCTAAGCTAGAGCAGGAGGCGGGATATGAACGAGAAAGAACTTGCCAGTCTTGTAGAAGAAATGCGGGAAGAGTTCCAGATCCCGCCATACTACGAGGACAAGCAACTTGCAAACTTGGCAAAAGAAGGTGAACACGCAGTTGGGAGATTGAATCCAGGCTGCAGTATCATAAAAGACTTGACCTATCGGATGCTATTGAAAAATTATATGTATTATGCTTACCATCACAGAGTCAGTGAGTTCATGGACAATTATTCCAGTATGATCTTAACCTGGCAGATGGAGACGGAGGTGGATGCAGATGGCAATGCCTGAGTATACAGACGGAGTCTTAGAACTGTATGAGATAACAAATGACGAGTCAGAAGACTATCCGGAGGAGAGACTTAAGTACACCAGATTACGTATTTGGTATCGTGAGCTTGCAGTGTACGACACGACAAGAGCCAAACTGTCAGCAGACAGCGTTGAGGTAACTTATAAGCTTGCAATACCGCAGTATAAGAAAATCAACAGCAAATACATCTGTCTTATCGATGGGGAACAGCATGAAATCTATAATATTGCTCATACAACTACGAAAGATGGATTTAAAGAGTCGGAGCTGACATTGAAGACACCGGCATATGAAAGAGAGGTAATCGATGACACAGAAAGAACTGAGTGAGATCTTGCACGATAGTGGCTGCCCTGTGAATGAGGGAGTCAGTAGTCTCAAAAATGAAAAGGTATTTCCAAGAATTGATTACTGGGAGATCATGTGGGAAGATACAATGGCATCCGGAGATGATTATGAGAATGAGATCACATGGCAGATTAGTTTTTACGCTAGAAAGCCACGCGATCCGAAACTGATCGCACTGAAAAACCGTCTGAATGAGCTTGGCTACCATCCGACCATTGCTCACGAATACGTGACAGAAGACCGTGTATGGCACTCTTATTTTTCAATAACAACTGATGGAGTGATTGGATGAGTAGCGAGATAACCTTTGACGGTGGAGGATTTGAAGATTTCGAGGAACTGTTGAAACAGTATTCCGAGAATGTAAGCTCTGACAAAGCACTTGACGCAGTGGAAGAGGGAGCGAAGGAGTTCGTTAATGACCTTCTTAGACTCCCAAAACCACGAAGTCAGATCACAAAAGCAGGGTATACGCATATCGTGAATACATTTGCACTGGAAAGAACTGACAGCGGAATCAAAGTTGGATGGGGCAAGTATTACGGTCCAATGCTTGAGCATGGAACCAGGAAGATGGCAGCAAGGGCACACTTGAAGCCACTCTTTGAAAGAAACAAAGAAAAATACTATAAGAAGATGGCAGAATCCATCTTCGGTTAGGAGGCTAATAAATGGCTATTAATACAAAAAAACCGGCTATGAAACAGACAGTCGGTGCACAGTATATGTGTTTTGCAAACACAACAGAGGGTGGAGAGTACGACGGTACTTACGAAGCTGATGTTGAAAAAACAGAAGTCGTTAAGAGTGTAAAGGTAACTGAGAACTCCGAGACAAGTGATGTGTATGCATCCGGAAAAATCTATGATTCAGATTCACCGATGTCCAGCATCGACATTGAGGTATCTGTGATCGCATTCCCGGACGATACAATATCCAAAATGCGCGGAGAGACAAAAGGAACAGGAGGACTTATCCTTGCCGGCGGAAAGAGCGAAAGACCATTCTTCGCTTATGGCAAGGTTGTAAAACTGAAAAACGGAAAATCTCGTTATGAGTGGTTTCCAAAATGCAAGCTTGTTGAGAACTCCGATGATATTGCAACATCCGAGGAAAAAGCAAGTGAGCAGACAGACACGATTAAGATCAGGGCATATCCGTTTGATGCGGAAGGAAACATCGTGAGCAAGGTCACAGAGTCCACGGCACCGGCAGGACTTACAGAAGAGAAGTTCTTCGCAAAACCGATTCTGACGGATGCAGACCTTACTACAGCAATAGGAGCGTGAAAGGAACAAGTGGCACATGAATGCAGGTAAAATCATAAAGCTTACAGATGGGACAACCATTGAAGCAAAAATGAATTTTGGAACAATCTTTTATCTTGATCAGATAGGTGGCTCAAAGCTCGGACGGAGAATTGACAAACTTGAAAAGATTGGAAAAGCAACTGACAGCGATAAAATGAATTTTGCAGCAAAGCTTATCTATGCAATGGTAAGAAGTAATGGGAGAAAAGTGACATTTGATGAAGCACTTCAGCTTGTGCCACCGGATCCAACAGAACTTCTTGGAGTTGTAGAGGCTTATCAAAAAGAAGTTGACAAAATTAAAAAAAAAGAGGAATCGAAAGCACAGATGAAAGCATTCAGCTCGAGATAAATTGGGCTGAATATATGGTAGATGCAAGAGAGATGGGAATGACAGAGGAAGAGTTCTTCCATTCATGTCCCGTCTTTTTTTGCGAACAATATGAGATATTCTGTGAGAAGAAAGCAAGGAAGGTGAGGACGTTATATGGCGGATGAACTGAAGAGAGTTGGATTAGTGTTTAAGGCAGATGGTGCAGCAGACTTTCAAAAGACGATGCAGCAGGTAAATACAGCCGTTCAGGAAAATAGTAATTCGTTTAAACTTGCAAAAGCGGCATGGGATGACAGCACTACTGCAGTTGAAAAGTTAAAAGACCGTCAGGAATATCTGGCAAAACAGACGGACGTTTATTCTGATAAAGTGGAAATTCTGAAGCGTGAGCTTGAAGAAATGGAATCTGCAGAAAACAGAAATGAGGATGCAATCCGAAAGAAGCAGAACCAGCTTACAAGCGCACAGATTAGTTTAACAAAATATCAGAAAGGCCTTGCTGAAGTAACAGAAGAACTTGAGAGCGGTGCGGCAGAAAGTAAGGAACAAATTAGGAAATTATCTGATGAAATTGCAGAGTCTACAGATAAAATTAAGGCAAATGAGATTGAAATCGAAGCTCTTAAAGCGAAATATGACGATCATACAAAGTCGATTGTAAAATATAAAGATGAACAGAAGTATCTTTCAAATCAAACAGAGAATTATGAAAGAATACTTGAATCATTAAAAAAACAATTGGATATTCTTGAATCTGCTGAAAATAAAGATGAAAAAGCAATTCAGGACAAAAAGAATGAGATAAATGAAACTACTACAAAACTCAATGGTTACAAAAGCAAACTGGAAGATGTTGAGAAAAAGCTGAAAACCGGAGCAGCCGCAACGGAAGGTTATGCTGAAAAAGTACAGGCTTTTGGAAATAAAGCAAAAGAGACAGGAGATAAGTTTAGTGGAATATCAACGGCGGCAGCAGGCATAGTAGCGGCAACAGCAGCTACAGTACCTGCAACAGCAGAATATCGTAAAATTATGGGCTCGCTTGAGGTGTCGAGTCAAAATGCAGGGTACACAGCAGAACAAACAGCGGAAAGTTATAGAACCTTATATGGTGTGCTTGCAGATGATCAGACAGCTGCAACAACTACGGCCAATCTTCAGGCGTTAGGTTTGTCGCAAGAAGAATTAAGCACGGTAATCGAGGGGACGATTGGTGCATGGGCAACTTACGGAGATAGTATTCCCATTGATGGACTTGCAGAATCAATCAATGAGACTGTGAAAACAAGTACTGTTACGGGGACTTTTGCGGATATGCTCAATTGGGCGGGAACTTCAGAAGATGCATTTAATGAAAAACTTGCGGCTTGCGGAAGCGAAAGTGAGAGAGTAAACCTGGTCATGCAGGAAATGGCGAATCAGGGTCTTGTAGATGCAGGAAAAAAATGGCAGGAAAACAATAAGAATTTGGTAGACGGAAATAAGGCAACAGCAGATTTCCAACAGGCAACAGCTGAGCTTGCGGATACAGTTGCACCGCTGATTACCAAAATTACGGAATTGATTGCCGGATTGATTGAAGAGTTTAATCAGCTTTCCCCGGAAGGACAGAGATTGATTGCCGGATGTGTATTGGTAGTGGCAGCAATAGCTCCAATTCTTTCGGGAATCGGGAATATTGCGATGGGAATACAAACATTGATTCCGTTGATTTCAAATCTATGGACCGTGCTTGGACCAATGGGAATTGTCGTGATAATTGGTTTGATTATCCTTTTATACAACAAATGTGAATGGTTTAGAAATGGAGTTAATGCAATATTTGGCGGCATTGCAGATTTTGTTAAAGGTGTAATTAATAAAATCAAGGGATTTTTCAACTTTGAATGGAAACTTCCCAAAATTAAACTTCCACATTTCAAGGCGAGTGGAGAATGGTCGCTTGTTCCACCAAAGGTGCCGAAGTTTTCCGTGGATTGGTACGCAAACGGTGGTATCCTGAACAGCCCAACTATTTTCGGCATGAACGGAGATAGAGCAATGGGCGGTGGCGAAGCAGGAGCAGAGGCGGTTCTTCCAATCGAATTGCTGAAGACATACATCCGTGATGAGATGCAGTCCAACAATGCTGCGCTTGCACAGATGATTGCAGAGGCACTGTCAGAGCTGACATTTGTTATTGAAAATAACATTGCACTGGGCGATAAGAAGCTTGCAGAGATTCTTGCGGACGCGGTAATCAAGAAGATATCCTCCAGCGTGAAATGGAAGAAAGGAGCTGTGGGAGCATGATGGAAGTAGAATACAACGGAATATCAGGCTCAAGCATGGAGATCTATGCGAAAGAGCTTCCTTCAATGCCAACAGCAGTAAGAAAAGAATCTTCGATAGAAATACCGGGGAGTGATGGAACCATGTATCTGCTGGATGGGGGCTACGAATCAACAGAGATTAAGATATCATTCAATTTTATAGGAAAGAGTGAAGATTGGGAGAATCGTCTTGGAAAAGCACGAAAGTGGCTGTCGGGAAGAAATAAGAAGCTAAGACTTGGGACAGATCCAGGACATTTTTACAAAATCCTGAAAGTTCAGATGGACGAAGCAGAACATACAAGTGAGAGAATCTGCAATTTTACAGCAACCTTCACAACAAAGGATGGTCTGCGGTATCTGGACAAGGGACAGCATCCTCATTCGGCGGAAGAAGTGAAGAGGAATCCATACGAGATATCTTACCCAATTTACAAGATCTATGGAGAAGGAAGATGCAGCTTGATGGTCAATGGGAAGAGAATGGAAGCTGATGTTGGACAGAATCTGACGATTGATACAGACAGAAAGCTGGCTTACCGCGAAGATGGAACACTGAGCAATACAGCGGTATTTGGGGATTATGACGATCTTGTGCTACAGGAAGGAATGAATGATATAGCAATCACAGATGGATTCGAGCTGGAAGTGATTCCAAACTGGAGGTGCTTATGATTCAGATATACCGACAGGATAATATAGATTATAGGCATAATGGAGATATGACACTGCTTCCGGAAGAAGCCATTATTCATGTCATCCTCAATGGAGAATGGACAGCGAATATAGAACATCCGATTGACCTAGAAGGAAGATGGAAGTACATTGAGGAAAATGCAGTAGTGAAAATGCCGTCTTTTAATGGAATCCAACTATTTCGGATAAGAAGCAAAGAAAAGAAAGATTCGGGGGTAAGTGCAGAACTTACTCCTATTTTTATGGATGCTAAAGAAGATTGTTTCCTGGTAGATGTCAGACCAACAAACAAAAGTGGACAGGAGGCTCTGGACGTTATGACAGAGAAAACTCCGCAATATCAGGCAAAATCGGACATCAAGAAGGTATCAACAGCCTATTATCAGACGATGAACCTGATAGAGGCAATCAATGGAAGTGATGATAATGCATTTGTTTCCAGATGGGGCGGGGAAATCCTGTATGATAATTATCAAGTGATCATCAATGAAAAAGCAGGAGGAGACTATGGTGTACAGGTGATGTATGGAAAAAACATAGTTAAGGATGGCTTTTCAGAGATGGTAGACATGAGTGAAGTTGCTACAAGGATTGTTCCAAAATCTTACAATGGATATATGATCGAGGGAGACACACCGTGGGTGGACTCACCTCTGATTGAAAAATATCCGACAATACATTACAGAACAATGAAGTTCGAGGATGTGAAAATGCGTGAAGATGCGCAGGAGGATGACGAAGAGAACGGAGTGACAATATGTGAAACGCAGAAACAGCTAGAGGAAGCGTTGAAAAAGAAATGCCAGGAACAATATGACGAAGGTGTGGATAAGCCGAAAGTAACCATTGAAGCAGACATGGAGCTTCTGCAGAATACAGAACTATACGAAGATGTAAAAAGCCTGGAAATGGTATCACTAGGAGATACCGTGCACTGTAATCACTCAAAACTTGGAATTAAGTCAGATGCAAGAGTGATTGAGTTGGAATGGGATGCGGTTAGGAACAAGTTGACATTTGTGAAATTAGGAGAGTTTCAATACAATTTTCTGAACAATGTTTCTTCTGTAATGAGCCGGGTTGACCAGTCAATCCGTTCAGATGGAACGGTGATCGGGCAGCAGATTCAGGGAATCATCAATGGCGTTAAGGCTCAGATGAAAGCACAGTCTACGGTCGCAAAAAAGCAGATGGTAAGAGCAATCCTATTTGAAGATCTTGATCCGAAGTCTGAAACGTTTGGTGCTATGTGTCTTGGAACATTGGGATTCGAGATTGCTTCAGAGCGCACAGCAGATGGAAGAGATTGGAAGTGGAGTACCTTCGGAACGGGACAGGGATTCTTCGCAGATTTCATCGTTGCCGGAACGATGCTGGCAGATAGAATCAAGGGTGGAACACTGATCCTGGGAGGAAAAGAGAATGGTGATGGCACCGCAAAGGTACTGGATGCGAATGGAAATACGGTTGTAGCATTGACAAATCAGGGAATTGTGGTAGACCATGCAGACGAAGGCGGCGTGTTGATCAGTAATGGATCAATATTTGTGAGAAACACAGAAGGAAAGACAGTGGGAATTGTACACTACCAGAATAATGGAGTGAGCGTACAATCTTATGGCGGCAAATATGCCTCCGTGCTTGTGACGAATGAGGGAAATATAGCGTTGAATGCAGCAGGAAAGGCTTCTCTTTCATGCGGAACATATAACATCGGAGGACAAGAGACCAAAACAGGAAAGCTCGTCTTTTCGGATGGAACATATATCAACGTCCAAAATGGAAGCATTGTTGGAGGAAACACAAAAGAAGGGAGTTTCTAAGTGAGCTGGACGATAGGAAACAAGTATCTGACGGAATCGCAGATGCAAGGAAACGCATTGGAGGTCTATAAATATTTCGCAGGAAAAGGATGGACGTTGAATGCGATCGGTGGGATTCTTGGAAACATGGAAAAAGAGTCCAACATTAATCCTGGACTCTGGCAGAGCCTGAAAGAAGGAAACTATTCTGGTGGCTTCGGATTGGTTCAGTGGACACCGGCCACCAACTATACGAACTGGGCAAACTCGAACGGATACGGAATTACGGATCCGGAAGGGCAGATGCATTGGATTGATGCACTGTCTGCATCAAGTGGTCAGTGGATTGCGACAAGTGCTTATTCAATGACATGGGGTGCATATAAGAACAGCAAAGAATCACCGGAATATCTCGCAAGCGCGTTTCTGAAGAACTTCGAACGAGCAGGAGTTGAGGTAGAATCCGAAAGACGGAGTGCAGCACGAAAATGGTACGACTATCTCACAAAATATGCGGATGGGAGTCAGGTTATTGAAAAGGCAGTGGAATGGGCAATATCGATTGCGAACGATAACAGTCATGGATACGATCAGGCGCACAGAGACGGACCAGATTACGATTGTTCCTCATTAATCTGCTGGGCATACTACAATGCAGGGCTGAATACGAGGCCAGGATACACACCAGCTACAGGAGCAATGTATGATGTGTTTCTGGCAGCTGGCTTCAAGGATGTGACTTCACAGGTCAATCTAGCCACCGGATCAGGGCTGATCCGGGGAGACGTCCTGTTAAAACCAGGAAACCATACAGAAATGTCAATTGGGAATGGCCAGCTGGTTGCTGCTTCACAGAACGAATTCGGTGGAATTACCGGAGGACAGACCGGAGATCAGACCGGAAAAGAGATTCATGTGCATGGATACTATAACTTTCCGTGGAAGTATGTGCTGAGATATCCGGGAGGTGGAGTTGCACCGGTGCAAGGGTTGTATATCGTCAGATGGATTCCTGGATAAGGAGGAGAAAAGTGAACTATATAGAACGAGATGTCTATGTGTTGGAGAACAGGATTAAGGAAAAGATTGATTATGTAAGAGGGACGAATGCTCTCCCAATCTATTTCCATTTCCGGGATTATGAGATTCCGGAAGGGGCAACGGCAAAAGCATTCGTGTTGAAGCCGTCAAAAAAAGCAACATATAATGTATGCCCGATCATTGAGAATACCGTGAGGGTGATTGTAAAAGACCAGACATTCGCAGAACTTGGAAAAAGTGTGCTTCAGATTGTACTCACAATGGATGAGGAGAGGCTTGTAACATTCGATCAGCCGATAGAAGTACATCGGAATTTCAGTGAAGGAGATGTTCCGGAAAGCGAGAATGAAGCTGGATGGATAAACAACTTCATAAAAGGCATGGAAGAAGCTACAAAGCATGCTGAGAATGCTGCAAAGACAGCGGAAGAGATTAGTGAGACACTAACCAAAAAGCTACAAAATGGAGATTTCCGAGGAGCAACCGGAGCAACTGGCCCGCAGGGCGAACAGGGGATTCAGGGAGAACCAGGAAAAGACGGAGAAAATGGTCCAAGAGGTGATACCGGACCAGTTGGACCACAAGGGCCGGCAGGAAAAGATGCGAATGCAGTGATCACATCATTAGATCAGGGAGTATTTGCAATGTCGGTAGAATCAGGACATCTTATCCTGACATACGATTCATACGATACAGCCCCACCGTTGAAAATTGTGGATGGAAGATTGAAATATGTATTGGAGGTGACAGCATGATAAGAGTATATTTCGAAGAGGGAGAAAAAGAAAAGACTGCATACGGATTGACAGACTCCGACATTCAAGATCGGCAATGGACACTTGATCGCAGTATACGAAAGCTAGGAGGAATATACAATGGCAGCAAGACAGATTGATCTAGGACAGGTGGTTGGACCTACAGGACCAACCGGAACCAGAGGAAGCCGCTGGACACAGGGAACGGCAATCACGGGAACAAGCACAACGGCAACAGTATTTCCCAGTTCAGGAATCACAGATGCCATTGTGAACGACAATTACCTGAACACAGCAACTGGAAATACATATAGATGTACTGTAGGAGGAGCAGCGTCAGCAGCTAAGTGGGTATATACAGGAAATCTGAAAGGCCCACAGGGCGCAAAAGGCGCAACCGGACCGCAGGGACCAACCGGTGCGACTGGAGCGACCGGAGCAACCGGACCGAAAGGAGACACGGGACCAACTGGTCCCGCCGGTCCGCAAGGTCCGACAGGGACTGTAGATGCAAATGCTCAGGTAGCATTTACAACGGCAAGTACAAGAGAAAATATCATAAGCAATGAGAAATTCGGGACGATACTTGGAAAAATCGCAAAGTACTTTAAAGATCTCGGTACGTCTGCATTCCGATCAGTAGCCAATAACCTGACAACAGCATCAGCCGGAAGTACTGTTCTGGATGGATACCAGGGAAAGGTACTGGATGGAAAGAAACTGAATAATGCGAATGTGATCAATAATCTTCTTACAACAGAAGCAGGATATGCACTGGATGCAAGACAGGGAAAGGCACTTGAAGATGAGATTACTGAGTTAAATGGCAAATCAATTATAGACATAAGTAAAAATCACTGTAAATTTGCAAATGGTTTGATTGTTCAATGGGGAACAGGATCGTTTCCAAGTTCATCGTCAGGTGGGCAAGGATATGCAACGATAACATTTCCTATACCATTTTCAGATAAATCTTACACTGCTATTGCTTGCGCAAAATATCCTGGAAGTGCAATCCCAGCGTTTATGGTATCTACAGATATCGCGAGTACCTCAAAAATGTATATATATGGACGAACCGGCAATTTAACAGCAATAACAGGTGCTGAATGTAGATGGATTGCTATAGGTTATTAATTTCTACAAATCATAGGACACATCTAACCATATATAGGTATCTTTCTGAAATGAAGAGTTAATCTGATAAGTTATAGCACCATTCGTTTCTATGATTACACATCCGATGCCTATAAGTGTCCAATTATCTTTCGTTACAATTGCAGGAAATGCTCCACTTCCAGGCGGTGCTATTTCAGCCGGAATTGATCCACCGTTATATCGAGTATTGGCATTTCCAAGGCCAGTTGTATATAACCCAGCCATAATAGAAACTCGATTATTCTTTTTTGTGATACGCTGGTTTCTTATAGCAAGCGATCCTCCTTGTGATATGCTATACACCTTTTCTTCTAATTTGCCATTTAATTCAGCTCCGCTATACTGGAAACAAAAAAGGGAGTTGGAGAAGATGGAAAAGAAGATTATGGAAGTAATAAGAAGAATGCAGGGAATTCTGAACCAAAAGCAACAGAAAGAACTGGAAAATGTGTTGATGGTGGTATTGTCAGGATGCAGAATCGTTGAAGAAACGGCTGTAAAAGTAGTGAATGAGGGATGGAAAGTGCATATGGATGATTTCTTGATGAGTAAGATGCTGGAGGGGAAATCGGAAGAATCAGTGAAACGTTATCAATATGAATTAAGACGGATGCTATCTTATATTGATAAGGATGTGGAACAGATCAGTTCCGGAGATATATCGCAATACATGAGAATGTATAAGATGATTCGAAAAGTTTCCAACCAAACATTAAAAAATGTGAGAGCTGTTTATAGCAGCTTTTTTGGATGGTTGAGGGACAGGAACAGAATACCACTGAATCCAATGATTATGGTGGAAGATATCAAAGTTGAAAAAGTTATAAAGAAACCTTTTTCGGATGAAGAAAGGGAAAAAATTCTGAGAGAATGCAATACAATCAGGGATAAGGCAATGGTGGAATTCCTGTACTCTACAGCTGTCAGGGTATCTGAATTGTCGAGAATCAACCGAGAAGATATACAATTCGCTCAAAAAGACCTGGTAGTACTTGGAAAAGGTGGAAAAGAAAGGAGAGTGTATGTCAATGAAAAAACCAACATGTACTTGAAAGAGTATTTACAGACAAGAGAAGATGAGTGTCCTGCATTATTTGTTTCGCTGAAAAATCCTCATAAACGCCTGTCAAAGGAAGGCATAGAAGATGTAATTAGAAGAATCGGAAAAAGGGCAAATGTGGAAAAAGCACATCCTCACAGATTTCGCAGGACGGCGTTGACGAATGCACTAAATCGAGGAATGCCATTACAAGAAGCAATGATAATGGCAGGGCACTCTAAGCCGGAAACAACGATGAGATATTGTACAGTTGATCAAGAAGCTGTTAAATATCACCACAAAAAATATTTAAGCGCATAGCGAAAAATAAATAGAATCTGAAAAACACTTGGCATAGGTCGGGTGTTATTTGCACGCAAATTTTATGAAATAAAATGATGTGGAATCCTTAATTAAATGGCAAATTAGAGAGAAAAGTTGACAATCAGACTCTAGGCGTTGGAAGGGAAATATTCACTGGACAATATTTACAAAATAAGCCAATTTACGAAAAGATGATTGAGTGTGGATCACTTCCAAATAAAACCACAAAAACTGTTAGTACAGGGTTATCCGGACTAGATTATTTTTGGATAAATCCGGCAAATAGTATGGCATTTAACGGAGGAGCAACTTATCCAGTTCCGTTTTCGGATAATTCAAACTATAATGCTATAAGTGTAAGATTGACAGGTAACGGATCCACCATCACAATTGTAACAGCCAATGATTGGAGTGGATATGCCGGCATCATAAGTGTGAAATATACTAAAAAATAGATTTGTTATTTCCATGTTCCGATAATATGAAAATAACATCTCGCATCCGTTAACACCTTTGTTCCTTGTGATGTTCTAAAATATATAAATGCTTTACTTGTACTACTAGCTTGACCAGATAATTCGAATGTAATGTTACTGTAGTTATAAATCGGGGTTATTATAATAATATAGTTTTCATTTTTGAACTCTTGCGGAAATGTAAGAGTTGCAAATCCAGATCCGCTTGCAGGACTTTCTGCAATTCCCCAATACTCTAAAACGCCATTATTCCATTTACGCATATATGTGGTTCCAGAAATTGTTTGAATATATGATTTGCCATTTAATTAAGGATTCCACTAGAAAGGAAAACAAATGAACATACTTTTTCTTAATCAAGAAAAACCAGTGATGGGAACTGTAACAGTTCAAGATCTCCATCACGTGAAAATCAAGGGTGCATCACAGAATCTGTCAGGTTTTCACCTTGTGACAGATGATGGACAGGCTTATGGAAAATATGAAGCATATACCACATTGTACAGAACAATAGAAGACGGATACATTCTGTCAGATGATGGAAGTGTATATGTAGAGCCGGATCCAGAGCCAGAACCGGAGCCATATGTTCCAACATTAGAAGAGATCCAGGAAGCGAAAGTAAATGAGATGAATGCAGCGCAGCAGGCTGTGATAGCGGAAGGTGTGGATGTGGTGCTTACAGATGGAAGTACGGAGCATTTCACATTAACGGAGAGAGATCAGACGAGCCTTGTAGGATTGCAGGGACAAGTGGCAGCAGGAGAGCAGAACATTCCGTGGCATACTTCAGATGAAGAGGAACATTGCAAGTTCTATAGCAATGCGGATATGGCTAAAATTACTGCAACGGCAATGGAATATGTAACATGGCACGTTACATATTTCAGAGATTTGAGAATCTATATCAGAGCATTGACAGAAATCGAAGAAGTAGAAAAGGTAACTTATGGAATGACTATTCCGGAAGAATATCAATCAGAGCCACTGAAAACAATGGTTGCGGCTCAAAACGTATGAAATGGGTAAGACCGCTGATTCTATTCGGAATTGGCGGAACCATCTATGTATTAATTGAACTGATCGCCAGAGGTAGAAGCCACTGGACAATGTTCTTCGTGGGGGGATTAGCATTCTATCTGATTGGATGTATCAATGAGCATAAGAAAAAAGAGATTCTGATGCGGTGGCAGATGGCAGCAGGAGCAGGGATTATAACAGGTCTAGAACTGATTTCCGGGATCATAGTGAACATTATATTAGGATGGAATGTATGGGACTACAGCACTCTCCCAGGAAATCTGCTTGGACAGATTTGCCCACAGTTCACGGTGCTGTGGTTCTTTCTGTCAGCTGTGGCTGTCTATCTGGATGATTTGATAAGATACTTACTGTGGGGAGAAAAACGGCCAAAATATAAATTTTAGAAAGGAAGGATTGAAATGATGGATAAGATTATCACATTGCTGTCAAGCAATTCATTTGTAAAAATTTTGCTGATAGCGGTCACCTTAGATACGATACTTGGTGTACTCAGAGCGATTAAAGAACACAAATTCAACAGCTGCGTAGGAATCGACGGAGCAATTCGGAAAGCAGGAATGCTCTTGTCGGTATGCTTCCTTATGGCAACGGATGTGATCATGCATATTAATGTATTAAGCATGGTACCTGAGGAATATGTACAGATTCTTGGAATTGATAAGATGGGAATCTGCGAATTCTTTAGTCTATTATTCATATTGTACGAACTGGTTAGCATCCTCAAGAATATGACATTATGCGGACTTCCAGTACCGACCAAAATCAAGAAATGGATTCAGAAATTCCTCGATGATATGACAGAAGAGCTTCCGAAAGAAGCAGTCCAGGAATTGCACCAGTGCAAGAAAGGAGAAGAATCATGACAGAACAGACAATTAAAGAAACAATTAAGAGTTTCGCTTACGGACTTTCAGCGAAAGAAATCTCGGACAATGAGGGAACATCACTGGAAACTATGGAAAAATTTGCAGAGGAACACGCAACGGAGATCGAGCAGAAGAAAGCAGAACTGAAAGAAGGTGGATGGTATAAGTAAACTTATCATTGATGTATCTTACCACAACGGAGTCATTAACTGGGAGAAAGTAAAGGCATCTGGTTGTGCTGGGGCCATCCTCCGCTGCGGCTATGGTGATGATATCGCATCACAGGACGATAAACAGTGGATTCGTAATCTTGCAGAGTGCGAGAGACTTGGAATTCCAGTTGGAGTCTATCTGTACAGCTACGCTATTTGCGACAGACAGGCGAAATCAGAGCTTGAGCATATTCTCAGATTGATTAAAGGTCATACATTCCAGTTGCCTATCTTCATTGATGTGGAAGAGCCGGGAACACAGAACTATGCTCCTAGATGCTGCGAGATTGTCTGTGAAGGACTTAAAGCAGCTGGATATACTCCGGGAATCTACGCATCCTTAAGCTGGTTCAACAACTATCTTGGCAGTGTTCGCGGAAAATATGTTGAGTGGATGGCAAGATACAAGAATCTTCCGGAAGATACATACAAAGGTCAGTATGCTATTTGGCAGTATGCTTCTGATGGACAGGTAGATGGAGTCAGTGGAAGAGTAGACGTCAACCATTGCTACATGGAGCTTGGTGGAAGTGTTGCACCGGCAACACCGTCTAAACCAGCAGAGAAGAAAGACTTAGGACAGGTCGATATCACATATCAGGCTTTCACAGACAGATGGTGGCCGCCAGTAGTTAATAAAATTGACTGGGCTGGAAAAGGTGATAATGTCTCAATCAAATGGCTTGCTATCAAGGTAAGCAAGGGAAGTATCCGCTGCCGAGTATACACAAGAAAGAATGGTTGGTTGCCATACCTCACATTCGGTAACAGCTATAACCTGAATGACAAGGTAAATGGAATCCTCGGAGACGGTTCAGAGATTCTTGCTATTGAGTTGTATTACATTACACCGGAAGGATATAAGTACAAGATGGTTCACTACAGAGTTTCTGTACAGAACAACAAGAACTTCTATGCAGATCAGGTCGATACACTGAAAGCAAGTGGTATGGACGGATTTGCCGGAGATAAGAAGAGGTTTGTAGATAAGTTTCAGGCATGGATTGAGTAAGAGCATAAAGTAAAACAATAGTGAAAAGTGTGTGTAATAAGATACCCTCAGAGCTAAACTCTGGGGGCTCCTTTTTATTTCAAAAAAACACTGAAAACAGTGTTGACAATACACCGAAAATGGTGTATTATATAGTTGTAACAAAGAAGAGCACATGAAAAGGAGAAAGACCATGACAGTAGAGGAAATCAGAAATTTAATCAGTGAAGCAGAATATGATTACATTGGAATCAGAGCAGATAGCAGAGATTATCAGATTGGTGAAGTGATGGATAACTCACATCAGCTCTTCCAGGATCCTCAGTATACAGACTTTGAATGTACAGAGTTGTTATATCCATACATTTCAGAAGGTCCTTATACCGGATTCTATGATGGCGGAGAACTTGATGGCACATGTGCACTTGAAGTATCTGAGAGCAATATCGAAGAAATGATTGAAAGAGTAACGTCATATGGAAACAAATATTATTTGATTGGTGGAAACTCAATGGAATACGGAAATGACGATGACGAGATTATTATTAATGATGCAGAAGTGATTGCAAGAATATAGAGGAGAAAAATA